GAAGTGTTAGATAACTTGGGTTATATAGAACAAAACGGTATACAATCAGTAGATGGTTTAGTTCATAGTGAATATAATATTTATACTTCTACAGGTCGTCCATCTAATAGATTTGGTGGAACTAACTTTGCAGCTCTAAATAAGAGTGATGGTAGTAGAGCAAAGTTTATCAGTAGGTTTGGTAGTAAAGGTAAATTAGTTGAGTTTGATTATGATGCATATCACTTGAGATTGATTGCAGAGAAAGTTGGTTATAAGTTTTCAGACGAATCAGTTCATCAACATTTCGCAGATAGATTTGATATAAGTTATAAGGAAGCAAAAAGTCTTTCATTCCAATATCTATATGGTTTTATTCCTGATGATATAGCAGAGAGTATAGAGTATTTCGGTAAGGTAAGAGAGTTTACAGATAAGCTTTGGCAACTCTATAAGCAAGAGAATTTTATCAAATCAGATATTTATAGTAGACAAATAAGAGGAAATGATTTTAACGCAAATAAGTTATTTAACTATTATATTCAGTTACTTGAGACAGAATCGAATGCATTAGTTATAAAGGATGTAAGAAAAATAATGGGAAAATATAAGAGTAAGTTTGTATTATATAGTTATGATTCATTTCTGTTTGATATGCACATTGACGATGGACTACCACTTCTTACAGAGATAAAGAAAGTTTTAGAGAGAGGTAAGTATCCAGTTAAAGCTGCATGGGGGAACAACTATGATGAGCTTGCCGATATTACGGAGAAATTTTAATGTTTGATTGGAATAAATTATTTAACGATTTCGCAGATAAGTACTATGCAGTACCCGACTTCACTAATGAAGAACACGTGTATGCCCTACAAAACTATCTAATAGAACAAGGTATGTTAACAGAAGATATTGACTTTGCTATCAAAACTCTTTTGTTTGAAGCACCTACAGACCCAAGAGTCAAAAAACAAGCAAAAGATTTAGGATTAGTATCATTGGGATATGGTAATTGGGGAAAAGAAAAAGGTGGACCTACAACACATACAAATGTTGATGGTAAACTTGAGCCTGTAGGTGATAAAAAAGATGATGATAAAGATGATAAAGAGAAAGAAAAAGAAGAACCTAAAGCAAACGTAGTAAGTAAAGACGCTGTAGCAGATAGAGGTAAAAACCACAACACAGATGTTAATCCTGATTATCAAAGAGATGTAGGTGAACCTGAAGGAGAGAAAGATCAAGAAAAGAAATTTAAAAATAGTGTTGCTATTGATAAATTAAATAATCCAAAATTTGGTGTTGAAGCAAAAATTGATACCGCTCTTAAAAAAGGTGACATAGGTGATGGTGATGCAGAGAATATGGAAAATTTCCAACCAGAGATGGAAGATTTTTTAAAAAAACCAACAAAACAAAAAGCTCAAGAACTTACAAAAAAATATCAATTATCACAAAATCAAAGTGGTAGTAAATTATATGTAGGTATACTTGGAGGTAATAATAGAAAAATATTAGGTGAAGGTAATGCACTTATTAATGAAATGAGTAAAGTGTTAAATAATTATGTTCCATTAAAAGAATTAGGAAACATAAAAAAGAAGGCTCAAAATAGATTAGTTGCTGCTTCTAAACCAGAACTTAAAACTGTTAGAAAAGCAAAAGACGATATCGGAGTTAAAAAATTATTTTCAAATAAACCTTATAATAGATTAAAAGAAAGATTTCATCAGGTATTTGGTCCTGTCGGTGATGATGGAAACCTTTTGAGACCAAGTAATAAATACTCAACTGAATATTTTAGACAATCAGTAGGTGAAAATGAAGCTTTAGATAAAACTATTCAAGTTTGTAAAGAATTAGAATCTGAAGGTACGTCTAAACCAGAATTTAGAAAAGCACTACAACGTCATAAAAAAACAATGGAAGATATCGCTAAAAGATATGATAAAATAAAACCAGAAGAACGAAGAGCTATAGTTGAACAAAGTTATTCTGATATGGCAAGAGGGATACATGAAGCAGATCCTGAAGGTGCAAGAAGTTTGATGAAAAATATGGCAGAAATGGCATTGTATGATTCAGAATTAGCAGGTGGTGATGAAGTTTATCTACCATCTGATGGTCAATTTCCATCTGCAGATAAAATGAGAGTTGATAGAGATGGTAAAGATGTCGTTGAAAAAGTAGCAGGTGTATCAGTTAAGTTTGGAAAAAGGAATGGAGTTTATGGTTTCCCTGGTGAAAGTGCTCAATATCAAAAGTTTCATCCAGATGAGGATAAAAGAACTTATATGAGAAATAGGGTAGGACATAAAGGACACGCACTAGGTGTAAGAGATGATTTAATAGAAGATAAAACTAAATTTGACAAGATGTTAGATGAAAGTGGATTATCCGACATAATACAAAATTCAGAGGAAGTTAGAACAAAACTTTTAGGAATACAGTCACAAATAAATGAAGCTAGGTCTAAAATTGAAGATGAAAATGGTAGGTATACAACCAAAGATTTAGTAAGAATCAAAGACCAATTAAAAAAACTTAATAAAGACGCTACAAGCGTACTAAAAGAAAACGTAGATTTTAAAGCATTAAAGAAGATGATGGGAAGAGTTAATTCCAATAAATTTATGGAAGGTGCTACAGAAGCAATAAATATAATATCAATGGCATCAGTTTTAAATACATCAAACGGATTATCTGTTTTAGAGCACAATCATCAAACTATAGATAAGGATGGTTTAAATTCAGAAACAGATAAGGGTACAACAAATCTCAATGATTGGAGTTTTGCGTTTAGATCTTATGATGCAAGAGGTGGTGGTTTAATGGCTGGATTTAAGGGGAAAAAATAATGAAAACACAACTATTAGCAACATTTTGTAAAAGGAATAGATTATACGAAACAATAGATTTGATTATAGCTTGTAACGATATAGTATTCGACAAGGTATATGTATTTCAGAACGAGAACGATTATCATCAATTGATATGCACATATAATGTAGAAGCAACTGATGATTACATTGAGAGTTCAGTAGATACAATTTCCATACACAGAAAGAAACAATCAAATTCATTGTACACAATAAACGCACTTAATGAGTTAGTCAAGACATTGAACAATGGTGTATTAGATAACTCATTTCCAATACCCTGGGAGAACTACAGAAACCGTATGTTATTAACAAACGAAGAGGGGCTGTATGAAATACCAACGAGGGTATATTCAATAATACATACAAAAACATGGAAATCTGATATTAACGAAAAATAAATTACATTTTGGAGAACATATATAATACTTATTTATGTATGAAAATGGTTACACAAGTAACAATAACAATTGAACAATTAAACTTAACTAATAACAAATAGGAGATATCTAATGGATATTAACGCACTGAAGAAGCGTCTAGGTCAACTTCAAATCACAAACAATCGTACCTCAAATCTATGGAAGCCGTCACCCGGCACAACTCAAGTAAGAATCGTACCTTATAAATTTAATAAGGATAACCCTTTCATCGAGTTATTTTTCCATTATGATTTAGGTAGAAAATCTTATCTTTCACCAATGTCATTTGGTCGTCCAGACCCAATCGAAGAGTTTTCTCAAAAACTCAAAGCTTCGGGTAACAAGGAAGACTATCAATTAGCTCGTAAGATTGAATCTAAAATGAGAACGTTTGCTCCAGTAGTAATACGTGGTGAAGAGAATCAAGGTGTAAAGTTTTGGGGTTTTGGTAAAACAGTTTATCAAGAACTGCTTTCCATTATTGCTGATCCTGATTATGGTGATATTACCGATTCAATGAATGGTCGTGATATTACTGTAGAGTTCAAGACAGCAGAAGAAGTTGGTGCTTCGTTTCCAAAAACAAACATCAGGGTTAAACCAAATCAAACCCCGATTACGGAAGATGCTACTCTTCTTGAGAATCTAATCGACAACCAAAAGGATATTACTGAGATATATCAGGAACAAACCTATGAAGAACTTACTGAAGTTCTTAATGCTTGGTTGAACCCAGAAGAGGGTGAAGAAGAATCAGAAGAGCAACCTGTAACTAAATCCCAAGTTAAAGAAGATGTAAAATCAACTGAGGATGTTTCAGCAGCATTTGACGATCTGTTTAATAACTAATAGAAGACTAATAAGTTGGGGAGTGAGAGTTTCGACTTTTGCTCCCCTATGTTATATAAATTTAGGAGACATTATATGTCAACAAGAGACGAATTGGCAGGGCAACTTGCCGCTAGTTTAAATAAAACTTTCAAAGATACCAAAGTCGCTTATTTTCTTGATGGTTCTGATACGACACCTACAGATATAAAAGATTTTATTTCAACAGGTTCTACATTATTAGATTTAGCAATTGCTAATAAACCTAACGGTGGAATTGCAGTTGGTAGAATTACAGAAATCAATGGATTAGAATCAAGTGGTAAATCTTTGGTTGGTGCACATCTTTTAGCTGAGACTCAGAAAAAAGGTGGTGTAGCAGTTTACATAGATACTGAAACTGCAGTAAGTCAAGATTTTCTAAAGGTTATTGGTGTTGATATCAATAGTATGTTGTATTTGCATTTAGAAACCGTAGAAGATATATTCCAAGCTATAGAAGAGATTGTTGCTAAAGTAAGAGAATCAGATAAAGATAGGTTAGTAACCATTCTTGTAGATTCACTTGCAGCTGCATCAACAAATGTAGAGATGGAAGCTGACTTTGATAAGGATGGTTGGGCTACAAGTAAAGCTATCATCATATCTAAAGCTATGAGAAAAATTACTCAAATGATTGGTAGACAAAAGGTTGCACTTGTGTTTACAAATCAATTAAGACAAAAACTTGGTGTTATGTT